GCTACTTGAGGTTATTCCTCTTATATCATCCTTCAATAATCCTTGATTTTCTAAAAATTTAGCCAAGGGATGTTCAGGTTTTAATTTTTTTGTTCCATCCTCATTTCCGTCATGAATTTTTTTATTGTATTCTGTGCCAGGAACTCGTGTCTTTTCTGTGTCTGTAGCTCTACTGTCAGAAACAATAAATTCTGTTGAAGCGAACCCTGGAGTGCTAAAATTTATATTTTCGTTAATTAAAGGACATCCAATCCAATATCCCTTTTTTTCATCGCCATTTAAGAAAATACAAACAACATAACTACCGACATCAGGAGGTATCATCCAAAATCCATAACTTTTTTGTGTTTCATCATGAGTATCAGGATCCTCTCCTATATAATCATAGCTGGTAACTCCATAAAAAGGACTAAGATATTTTACTGTTCTGATTTGCGCAGCGGCACCTTCATCGCCCCCAACTTCTCTCAATAATTGAACTTCTAAAACACCATTATATGTTTGATCTACAACACTTATAACTTTTGCCAAACAAGGAGTTCCATCCTTAGTGTTGTTATTTGGCGACGGTCTAAATTCTTCACTCATATATCTGTATCTTAACTTTCTTGTGTATAAGTTTATTACTCATAAGTTGTTTTCAACTTATATTCCGTTCAATATTAAAACTACCTAATCATATAAATTCAAGATCGTTGGCTTCTTCCAGGCTAACGATTTTTTCTATACCTTTATCATCAGTCTTAGGATCAGGATTATTTGGAGTAACACCTATTGCTTCAGGAACATTAAGATTATCTTGATTTGGAACTCTGACTAAAGATAATTCTTGAGTAAATTTTCCTCTTGCAAATACACTAACTATTTGTAATACTCTAAACAATCCGCTAAATTGAAATTGTATATCTTTGGCACCAAAATCATATAAAGAATTAAATTCTGTGATATAATAACTTGGTGTTTGATCTATTGGATTTCTAAAATTGATTGAAATGTAAACTTCTCCGTTTTCGTAATTCATTTCACTGTCTGCATTAATATTTTGTCTATCAGTAAATCCTGCACGATAGTTTCCTGTTCCACTACTTGTAATATAAAACGGATCTCCTAATATAGTCATATTAAGATTTAACATATCATAACCTTTTGTTGCCAAATCTTGAAATTGTCTGGCGGCTAAAGTTGCTGGATCATCTGCTTGAAAGGCACCTCCTTGATTGGCAGTTTTAGTTTTCGTCCTTGTTGGTTTTATAACATCAGGAAGATTATGACTGTTAGGAGGCGATCCTTTTTGTGCAGGATTATTTGTTTCTCCTATTTGGGTAGCATTCGAGCCGCCGGTGGCATTACCAACACCCTGTTGGCCCTCTGAATTTTTACCCATATCTGCTGTTAAAGCTCTATAAAATCCATTCTTAAACGATAGCCTTAGATCAAGTATATCTAAATTTTTACCTGTATAATTATAGTAATATTCTTTGACAACTTCATTCCATTTATTTTCTAGTCCTGGATTAAGATTATTTACATTGCTAATTTTAGTAGCGTCAACAAGATATTCTTCAACTCTATATACAACTTTCTTTGGAGCATATCCAGTAATAGGATCTTCATCGCCTTTGAAGTAGACTTTTACATCAACCCTCCACCAACGAACTTGACCTTGTGGTGTCCAACTTTCTTTCTTTAATGCCCATTTTACATAATCACTTGTTAATATAACTTGGTTAATAATATCAGTAACAAGCTGTCCTTGATCAAAAGTATATAAACCGTTGTTTGGATTTACCTTCATCTTACCTCTTTTATACACGCCATTATCATAAACAAAATTATCTTCTGCAAATCCAGTTTCTCCCTTGTTAAAATTATTAAAACCTAACGCTGCTAAACCTAAACGGTTAACTGATTCATCTTCCCTCGAATAATCAGGAAAAACAATATCTATTTCGTCATAATACACGGTTGTATTCTTCTTAACACGATTTTTATAATATTGATTAACAACGTTTACTAAACTTTTTTCACTTTTCCTTAATAATTGTTCTACAGTTTTAGGAGCCTTATCGTCTACAATAAGCTGAGTATCAGTTTTCATAGAATTATATGTGTCGCTAAATCCTCCTTCATTAAACGGATATGCTTCAATATCATAAAAACAGCCTTTTTTATCCACAGTCATATTAATTTCTCGAATCTTTAAGGGTATAAATTTTTTAGCAAGCCTAGCCTCTTTCATCATATTATCAGGATCATAATGTCCACTAAATTTAATCGTTAATAACATAGGTGTATCTGCATAATTTAAATAACCTTGTTGAAATGCTGCTGTCTGTAATGATTGAAAAAATAGTCCCATACTATAAGGTTCAAATACTCTAAAACTAATTGTTAATGCATTAGTATTTCCAGTATTTTCATTTAATCCTGCCATAGAAATTATTTTCAAATCGTCAAGATAAAAATCTACCTTTCCTGCTTTAGTCAACACTAGGTCTTCTTCTTTGGCAGCTCCAGCGCTAGCTAAAATTATAACACCTACTTTTATATTATCTATATAGGTATTTCCATTATATTCTGCTTTACTAAGGATACTAAGCGTAAAATGATAATTACAAATACTATATTCAAACAATTGATTAGGTAATTTTCCTTTAAGGGCAGGAGGGGGGTTTGAACCGCTGACATCAACGCGAAATTGACCACTTGAAGTGATTCCTAAACCTGTTGCTGGATTATAGGCCGGCCGATTTCCCAAATTACTTAAACCTTTACTGCTAAAATCTTTAATAAATTGATCTGTAGTGTTACTTAATCCGCCTCTGACCTGACTAATGTTTTGTAAAACGTTTCTGGATGAGCTTCCTATAGAGGTCGCCACATCACCTAAATTTGGATAGTCCATTATAGTCCTAAACTAGTTTTTATATTCTGTATTTTTGGAAGATATATCCTTACTCCTGGCAAAAAATCAAATATAGGATCACTTAACACATCTAAGTTTCTTTGTGTGAAAACCCACCATAATTTTGCTTCATCATATAAATCATAGGCCAATAGGTCAGGCCTATATGTATACTGTGGCTCGATAGAATATAAGATATCATCTTGTTCAACAATTATAGGTCTAATTTTAAAATAATCTAAATAATTGTTATTAATAGGTGTCATTTTCCAAGGACTAACATCTTTATACACTGCTTTAGGCATTATAAAAATCCTGGTTTAGTATCTAAATACTTTCCTTGAACAAAATCATCAAGGTTAAATTTACGTACTTTTTCTCTACTGTATACTGGTTGACAATTTACAGTAATAGTGCTTTTTACAGGTACATGAGATTTACTATCCATATTGGCAATACTTTCTCCACCTGTAAGATTGCTTGCTGCACTTAATTGTTTTGAAAGAGAAGAAACCGCGTTTGCTATTACGCTTTTTCCTATAAAACCACCAATACCTGCTAGACCTGCTTGTTTCGCACCAGCAGCTTCAATACTCCTACCTCCCGAGCCCGAAGTACCCATGAATCCTGTGGTAGGTTTACCCGTTCCTACTGTAACTCCAATATAAGCTACATCTTGAGGCAACTCTACTTGAAATGACGTAATAACTACAGGAATATTTTTGAAAACATAGTCACCATACCCGTTCAAATATACCATGGGAGGAGGATTGCCTGCATTTGCGCTTTCACCAGTAAACATTTTTGTTACACTACGCAAGTAATGAACAGCAGCTAACCAATATTCCCCTTGAATGGCATCTTCTACATTAAAAGGTCCAGAAATACTAATATTACTTGCTGCACTGTGCACATAGTTTAAATAGCTATAATTGTTGTGAGTAATATTAGTCGTATCATATGAGGCATTTCCTGATAATTGTATAGTAGGGGTAAAAGGAAAAATAAAACCTCCAGCAGCTATTAAAGGCAGTAGAACAGGACTCTGGGTAAATACTTCTATCGTTGGAATGCTTAGTCTAACACGCCAGTCCTTGTTATCTTCTGCAACAGCAGCCTTAGCGAGATCAGATTTATATGCTGGATTAGCTCCTTTTGGTAAACTGATACTTCTAATCTTAGATACTAAAGCGGCAGGATTACCTAAACTATTTAATGCACCTGCTAATTTGGCAGCAGTTCCTAGTCCAGGAAGTACTTGACTGCCTAATTGTAAAGCGGATGATGCAACAGTGTTAAATACTTTGCCGGCTTGATCAAACAATGCCATATTATAACTCCTATCAATTATTTAGTTGACATTATAAACTACGCAGTTTACAATATGAGCAAAGGATCTCTATGACTAAAATTAACTACATCAACAATAAAGATTTACTAGACGAAATACATAAAAGCAAAAGTACATTTTGTTCTTTTATCAAACCAGAATATCATCAATATGATATTATTCTGCCTAATATTAATAAAATCAATATTAGAACCATAGCCGAAGCTAAAAAAAATCGCGCTAAAAGATTAGGGCAACAAATTTTCGAACAGAGAAAAGCTGCTGGAGAAAAAATTAAACAAACTGACTGCGAAATTGATTATAAAAAAATTCTAAAAACTGATTTAATTTTTAGAATAATGACTTATGAGCATATTCCGTTGAATACTACTCGTAAGAAAAATCCTAAAAACGAAGCGGACGAGCGTGATCGTGTCAATTTTCCCCCTTTTCAACACTGGAAATTCAACGATGAAGACGTTTTAACCTGTATAGGTAAAAGTCATTGGAGAGGCAATATTGAAAAAGGTAAGTTCAATAAAGAACACGGACAAATTACCAATAATCTAGCTCGTATGTATATCAAACTGTGTGAACGCTATGCTACTAGAGGTAATGTACGTGGCTATACATATAACGATGAAATGAAAGGACAGGCTATCCTACAACTAACGCAAATTGGTCTACAATTTGATGAGAGCAAATCCAATAACCCATTTGCTTATTTTACTGCTGCTGTGACTAATAGTTTTGTTAGAATTATTAATATTGAAAAACGTAACCAGGTTATACGTGATGACCTACTTGAAATGAATGGAATGAATCCAAGTTATAGTAGGACTGGCGAAGGAGAACACGCTGCTGCTTTGAGAAGATATGAATATAATGAGGATTGACCTTAAGAATTATATCAGCTATAATAGTGCCAGCGGAGGTTAAAT